CTATGATTTGTTCTCTCTCACAAATGAACCCCACCAAGCCATTAAAGATATGCGTTTATCAAGGTATGTTGACCGATTATAAGCTTTCCTAACTTCATTCTTATCACTATGTGCAAGTGCAGCCTCAATCACATCAGCATTAAACCCAGCCTCATTCATTGCTGTACTGGCAATTGAACGTAGCCCATGTGCGACTAATTTTCCACCATAACCAATACGTTTCAAAGCTGCGTTTGCTGTTTGGCTGTTCATTGGCTTTTTCGGATCGTTGCGGCTGGGGAATACATACTGACGATTGCCACTGATTGGACGCATGATTTCCAGCAGCTCTAAAGCTTGTTCTGACAAAGGAACGATATGATCTCGCTTTGCTTTCATCCGTTCTGCCGGTATACACCACTGCTTATTCTCAATATCGATCTCTGACCAGGCTGTTGCTGACGCCTCCGCAGGACGTATCAGTGTCAATAATTGCCATTCAAGCAAGCAGCGGGTTGGTATCGAGAGATTACTCATGGCTATGGTGCGCATAAGTTTAGGCAATTCTTCGGGGCGTATGGTGGGCATATGCTGCTTTTTAGGCCTTTCAAAAGCATTGCCAATACCCGATGCAGGATTGGCATCAATCAAACCTACATTGACTGCATAGATCATTATCTCGTTAATACGTTGTACCAACCGCCTGACCGTCTCTAATGCTCCGCGTGCTTTGATGGGTTCTAATACCTGAATCAGGGCGCGAGCTTTGAGTTCTTGAACGGGGACATTCTCTATGCTGGGTAAGATGTCTTTTTCGATAGAACGCCAAATATCTTTCGCATGGGCGGCACTAACGTGGCTTTCTTTCAACTCGAACCATTTGCGAGCGACGTTTACGAAAATACTCTCTTCAGCTATCTGGAGTTTTTCGGCTTCCTCATCAGCTCTTGCTTGCGGATCAACCCCTCGCACTAACATTGCCAGTTTCTCTGTTCGTACCTCTCTGGCATCAGCTAAAGAGAGTGCAGGGTACGCGCCGAGGCTTACCATAGTGCGTTTACTACTGTTGGGAAGTTGATAGCGGAAACGCCAGATTTTCTTGCCGGTAGTTTTGACTAACAAAAATAAGCCATCTCCATCATGGAGAGTTAGATCTTTGTCGGTGGCTTTTGCTTTTTGTACTTCGGTGTGGGTGAGGGGGCGTGTTGTCCTTGCCATGTATGGTTCTTCCCTTAATTGGTATACGTCCATTGGTATCTATCTTAGCGTATACCAATTTGTATACCAATTGTCTCTGGCTTCAGGCGGATATCCTTGGACTACTACAGACACAAAAAAGCCCGCAAACCTAGGTGGGATGCGGGCTCTTCGTACTTCACCGGACTTATCTGGTAATAACCGGTTTAACATTTGGTGGAGCTGGGGGGATTTGAACCCCCGTCCATAATGTTGTAACTTATTGTTTATTATGAATAATTACTTTGTATTCATCCCCCGCGTGCATTTAACGGATACTTTTTACTTTAATACTTGGTAGATTTAAAATGTAGTTTGAAGGTGATAGCTTAAAATGTTAGGCTTTAAGTTGTAAAAACGAGTTTTTTTTGTATTTTTTGGAGCTAGAGATGCTAATCGAATTCTCTGTTGATAACTATAAGGTCTTCAACTCTAAACAAACATTATCAATGCTTGCCAAAAAATCGTACAAAGAGCATATGGAAACAACATTTGTTCCAGAAAAATTTGACGATTTACTTATTAATAAGTCAGCTATAATTTATGGTGCTAATGGTGCAGGGAAATCCAGCTTCGTCGAAGCCTTAGATTATTTGCAGTCTTATCTGTTATTTGGTTTTGCCACAATAAATTCAAATACTGATGATGCTAAAAGGTTCATTAATAGACCAATACCAAAATTTCGTTTTGATCCGCAAGCTAAGTTAAAACCGACTCTCTTTGATCTTCATTTTTTGAGTAATGATGGTGAAAGGTTTCATTATCAATTGTCTATTGGAGACAAAAATATATTAAGTGAAGCTTTATGGTCATACGCAAAAAAAGGTAGTCGGGCTAAGACCATAATATCTCGTGTTTATGATGAAGAACTTAATGACTTTAATTATTATTGCCCCGCACTTTTAATTGATAAAAAGACTCTTGATGTCGTTATAGATAAAGCAAAAGTTAGTCTTAAGTCACCGATGATATCTATTCTTGCAGCCTATGAGGTTGAACAGGCAGAGAATATGCTTGAATGGATAGGAAGCAACCTTATTATTAATTGTAATAAACATGACAAATTTTTTAGATCTACCACAAAAGTAGCATTCTTAGATAAATTGGTTAAGAATGATAAGTCTGTTAAAAGTGAAATATTATCATTCTTGAAGCAATTTGATTTTTCTATTACTGATATTATTGTGAAGAGAAGCGATTTCGCTTTCCCTGAAGATATCCCTGATCAATTAAGGGATGTGTTCATGGGAGATGTTGGATACCGTATTTTTGTTGAGCAAACGACCTCTAGTGGAGTTAAAAATCGAATAAATTATGTAAATCTATCTTCTGGCACTAAAAAGTTATTTGACTTGTCAACATTTTTTATTGAGTTTTTCTCTAGCAAGAATAGTGTTCTTGTTTTTGATGAATTTGAGTCATCGCTTCATCCCTACTTAGTAAAAAAAGTATTTGAAATAATGGTAAAGAACGTTGAGGCTAGGCACCAAGTTATTCTAACCACACATTCAAATGTTCTTCTAGATACTGATAACTTAGTTAGGCGAGATCAAATTTGGTTTTTAGAAAAAAACTCAGAGTTAGAGACTGAGTTATATCCTCTTAGTGACTTTTCTCCTAAGAAAGAAGATTCCATAATGAAAGGGTGGGAATTGGGTCGCTTTGGTGGCGTTCCTTTTTTGGACTGAGGTGATGAATGGCTCCTAAAACAAAAGAGCTATTAATAGCTCAAGGTTTGAAGAAAAGATCTCCACGAAAGATAAAAAATGAGAGAAAAAGGACCCTTATAGTTTGCGAGGGAACTCAAACGGAACCACAATATTTCAAGGATATGGTTCGTGATTTGAAAATTTCTAATATGGATGTAGTTATCAGGCCAGGTAAGCATTCTAATCCTACTGCGGTCGTAAATACAGCCATAGAAATTTATGAAGGTGATAGGACATTTGAAGTAATTTATTGCCTTATAGATACAGATGAGTTTGGCACAAACATTAGTGCTGCAGAAAGATTAATAAAAACACACCAGTTTTCAAAAAGAAAAAAAGATAGTTTAGGGAGTCGTATTCCTGAAGTTAAGATTATAAGGTCAAATCCTTGCATTGAGGTATGGTTCATTCTTCATTATGAAAAGTTAAGGCATTGTTTTAAAAAAAACAATAAAACAGCAGCGTTGAATTGCAAAGACTATTTACGTGGGAAATATATATTGGAATATAATGAAAATTATAAAGGATTATATTCATTAATAAAAAGTTTGGGCAAAAAAGCATTAGTGAATGAAAAAGAACTTCATGATTGGATTAAACAGGAAAAACTTGACAACCCATGGAGTCAAGTTGGTATTATCTATTCAGACCTACATGGTTTAGTTTATTCACCATTAAAGAAATCTTGATTCTTCTAGTTTATAGAATTTTGACTTTTATATCAACAAGGTATATATTATCTTGTTGATATAATATATGAGAGAAAACTTTAGTTATTATGTTATTTCATAAGCTTGCTTAAACTTTTTCTTATCATAATCCTCTAAGTATTGACCGTAATGACGAAAAATCATTTCAGGACCTTTATGACCCATTTGCCCTGATAGCCAGAATAAATTCGCGCCCTGGCTAATATGCATAGTGGCAAACGTATGTCTGGTCTGATATGGATTACGGTACCGGACACCAGCCTTTCTTAAAGTTGGCACCCACGCTTTTTTTCTGATCGCATCAGCACCGGCCCAAGCCTCATTCGTTTTTGGATCATGAAAAACAAATTGATTGAGCATAAAGGTAAAGGGCTTCTGATTCTTGATGGCCAGTAATGCTTCGGAGTCTAATTCTATTTTTCTTCGACCTGCTTTAGTTTTAGTTCCCTTGATTACCCCTTCTACACTTGCCGTTATTACATGAGCTGTATTCCCGACGAGATCGAGGTCTTGCCACCTTATCGCACATAATTCGGAACTTCTCATTCCAGTGTGTAAAGCAAATCTAAAAAGGTTTTCCCATTGAGCATTCATCGCTGTAGATAGGATTGCTTTGGCCTCATCTGGTGAAAGAGGATCAACCACATATTCACTTTCTAATCTGACATTTTCGCCTTGGTAGCGGGAAGCTGAAACAAGAGAAACCGGATTAGCCGGTAGTAAACCATCCGTTACCGCTTCATCTATTGCGGAGCCTAAGAACGATAATCTATTGCGGATAGTTTTCAGCGCGACCTTTTGGCCTTGTATCCAGTTTTTAACCATTGCGGGGGTAAGATCGGAGACATTAACTTCATGTAGGCTGGATAGGGCGCTCATGCACTTTTTATAACCGGCAATTGTAGCTGGCGATAATTTTCGGTTTTCGCAAATTATGATGTATTCATTCAGATACTTTTTAATATGCTTTGAACTTTGATTATTACCAAACACCTTTAATCGTACCGACCGGGGAAATTGGTCAGCATAATTAAAGGTGCCTCGTTCTATTCTATTGTGAATTTCACCCAAAAGCCGTTCAGCATATTTGATATTTTTTGGTGTCACTTCAATGTTAGAAAGGGGTTCACGGCATTTAACCCCTTTATATGTGAAGGTGATATTGATTGTCTGCCCAGCCTTATGGCTACGAACAGTTATGCCCCTTGGGAGCTTTGCCGATCCCCTCTCGCCCACTTTGAAACCTCCGTAAGATCAATCCAACGTTCTTTAACACCATCAACTTTTAAAACCTGCCTGCCTTCACGCCATATTCCACGCTGAACACGCTTATTGATGGCTTCAACCGTCTCCCCAGTGGTAATGCAATACGCACTAATGGGGATGCAATCGAGACTAATCATACGAACCTCCACACTGTTTTTTTAAAGGCCCGCCGCACACAGGCCGTGACTAAAATTATTCTGTTGCTGGTGGATCACACTGCACCGGCTCAGCGATAACGCCATGACGGTTTAATACACCAACAATAAATTCCCGCTTACAACCAATTGCAGGAACGTCGCGCAATTCATTTACCAGCATTGAGTAAATATGGCGTGGTATTTCTGCTGGCTTGGCTGCTGTGAAAAATTGCGTTCCATATGGCATTTTCTGAATATCAGTCAGCACCTCAAGTTCTCGCTCACCGAATGCTTCCGGATCGCCGAACTTTGATACAACCTCAGCCACTGGCTCCAGCGTTCTCAACTCTGCAAGTTGCTCACGCAGCGCTAGCGATTCTGCGCGCGACTCCAATAGCTCAATAGCCATTTCCGTAATTACTGGATTCTGAGCGCCGCCAACATCAACCGGCCCCGGATTCGCAATTTTCTCCAGTTGCTCTTTACTCAGCATCTGCATTCCCCTCCATGCCTATTCCGCTGGCAATTCTTGCTAAATAATCCTTGGTTTCTGCAAGTGGTTTAGCCATCCAGTCGAATGATGTAAGAACACCATTTGTGAGTACGCCGATATTAAAATCGTCGCTATCCTGAAGTTCAAAACCGTGTTTTATTGCCTTATCTCGCTTATCAAACTCAATAAGGTCAGAGTGATAATTGATTCCTGAGCCGCTATCATTGCACCAAGCCCTTTGCAAAATGACGATGTATTTAACTGGTGCTGGATCCCCCTCTACAGTGCAGTCGGCTTTGATGTGTTCACGAGGTTCGCCGTCTTTTGGTTCAGGCCACACTCTGGATTTGTTGATTCCCAGCTTTGCAACCATTGCCTGTGTTATCTGCTCGTCTGTAATACCAGCGCGGCGTTGTGCATCCCAAAATAGGAACTGCATATCAGCCCATTCAGATAAATCATCGGGCGATTCTGCTGTCTCTAAGGCTTCTTTTGAAAGGTGCTTAAGTGGCCCAATTGGCCCGACATTACCGAAAGTGGTATTAGACCAATCCGCATGTTGTTGGCGTACTGAGTTTTCGTTCCAAAGCGCCGTATTCTCGCCAATCAGTTGTTGTACCCGAGTAATGGTGTCACCTACTACTGCGCCGGTAATACCCAAAGCCTCGGCAATCAGAGTGCAGGAGTTCAGTGCTGCATCGCGCTCAACTTCAAGGCTGGCAATGGTTGCCTGGTACTGTGGTTCACAATAATGATGGCCATTAAAGCCGCGCTTCCATGTAAAACCGCACTCGCATTTGCAGATATCGTTATCTGGTTTCATCACTGTTTCCTCGCATAGAGAACGCCATCAACTGGCAGGCATTCGTATTCAGGTGGCAGACCTTGCTGCTGGATGTCGGCTATACAGTTCTTATCATCCGGATAGACGTAGCCTTGTGGCTCGTACTGGCACGTCTGGAAGGTGTAGCAGACGAGTAAAAACAGGCCGTACATCATGATTGGGTGGCCACGGTTAGCTCATTGAAACGAGCCAAAAAAGCGATCCGCGCATCCCGTGATGACATTGGCACTATTGCCATTTCTGCCGGTGGAATACCTGCCAGCATGGGCCACTCTTTACCATCATCGATGTCTAACTCTTGGCGCTCGGTGGTCAGCATCACCAGATCGCAGTAGTGGACGATTGCGGATATTTCGGCAGGCAACCCAAAGGTTTCACGAATGACGGTATCGACCTGCTGCTCAATAGCCTGGTAATCAGGCAGTAGGCGTTTAAGAGGTGAGGGGATATCTTTGCAATATGCCTCGGTTGCATCATGCAGTAAGGCTTCAAGGGCAAATTCTTCTGGCACAATCGTGCTTATTAACAAGCAATGTTGGGCCACACTATAGAAATTAGGCAGGTGACCGGCAAAGCGGCACTCATGTGATAACGCCTGAGCGATATCTTCAATACAAATGCTGCTGGCCAGTGGTTTTAAATAATCAAAATCTAGCCCTGAATAAGTCGTAATATAAGACATAAATATACTCCACACGGTTTTTAGGTAATACCCCGCCAAATACCCCATTGCTGGGATATTTGAAGTGACACTCTTTAATTAAGGTTTAATTACGCTTTGAATTTTCCAATAAAGGTTTCAACTTCGACGCCTTTAAATTTATTTGTAAGCAGTTCTAAAAATTCAACAGCTATCTTTTCTTCTTCCGCTTCTAATTGAACAATGCGTAATACTAAAACGGGAGCATTGCCACCAGTGAGAATGCTATAGCGCAATTTAAATCGACGTTCGCCTAATCCCTCATAGGGAATACATTTAAATTCAAATGCCGCTGGCATAACGTCTTTGCTTTTAGCTTCTACGCTTTCCATTACAGATCGTTTCGCGCTGAAGTCTTGGTCTTCATGATCGGCTGAGCTAGTTTGTTCAATGGTAATGCGACGAACGGCACCAACGGCTTTCTTTATATCCAGCACTACACCATCAGCATCAAAGGCCAACAAGAACTCACGGTAATCTTCCAGCCATTCAGCAAGTTCTTTTTGCGTCTGTTTGCGTCCATCAATATTAAGCAGTTCATGGAATGGAGCTGTTTTCTTGAGTGACAGGCTGGCTGTGTTATCGGCATGACCGGGATTTTCCAGCGTACCAATATTAAAGATAGTTTCTGCGCGCATTTCATCCGCATCAATAAAGCAGCGAACACCGTCACCCGCATAGCCAGATGAGTATTTTACGTATTCATCAATACTGCTGGTTTCCATAACACCACGGAAGCGGTAACGCTCCAGATTGAATTGCTCAAGGCTTTTTACAGCAACACCAGCTGGTAAAGCAATGGTATCGCAATCTGTGCCTGCTAATTGTCTTTCAATTATAGAGGTTAAAACCATATCGCGAATTTCGGTGATGGCTGACGAATCTAATTGTTGAGACATATAAAGTCCTTAATAAATATAATTTGGTGATGGTGAATGAATTAATTAACGGTTTTTAATTTCCCGTCAGTCTCACCTTTAATGGTGAATAACTGGCCCTGATCTTCCTGCATAATTGCCAGCTTGCCGCCTTTGCCAACATACATAGGCGTTTCGGTTGTATCTTCTTCGGAGGATTTACCGCGCGGTGTTGGGGTGGTGAATTTCAATTTATGGGCGATCATTACGCGCTTTTCTTCCACTGAATTACTTATACGAGATAAATCAAATTCAACGGTTACTTTGCCTTTACCGCCATTATTTAAAACACCTAACGCGACAACATTAAAAGCAGCAGATAACTTGTTTTCAAAAATACCGGCATCTAATTCACCGAGAAATTCCGGTATTACTGTTTTTCTTTCTTCACTCATCGGGGTGACCCTCAGTCATGCAGTTCGCACTGCGTTTGTTTACTCCACACACAGAGAAGCACTCCGATCCGGGGGCTTTATACTGTACGGGTTTAAAGGGATAACCCGTCCGGAGCCCTTCTCTGTGTGAAAAGGGCGGCTGGCCTAATCTGGTGTTGGCAGGCGCAGCCGCTAAAGACACAGCACAGCAATGGAACAAGGATGTGATTTCCGGCGCTTATTTCCGGCTGCTGCAATTGCACAGGCTAGCTCTTTGGCAAATCACAACGGTGTGAATCATCCCCCCGAGGCTTCACTTCCTCGATAAGGTTCCCCGCGCTTAACTCCACTCGGGCCGCTATGCATGGCGGCTTGTGTGGCTACCCGACTCCACTGCTTGCATTAGCAGACCAGAGCCAAGAATGATTCACACCGTTGTGTGCCGGTCTTTCCCGACTGTCACTGACTTATCGCCTCAGAGCGCCACTTACTAGACATTTATAAAGACCGTCTTGAAGCGGGAAGTCATCCAGTCTGGGTAATCGAACTTAGCAATTCGCTTACCGAGACTGCCTGAATAATCAGGAGTTCGGGCTGTCTACTTCCAGCAGTCACCGCCACACTTACGCAGGACATCCGCGCTGGGATTTTTACGACATCAGCGGTCGGTTGTTGTGACACTAGGGCGCTACCCCTACTTATTTCTGGCCGCTCGGTTTTGGTATTGGCGTTATGGTGGACGCCCAGCCGATTTCCAGTCTTCCTCCCGCCTGCGGTGCAGTACTCTTGTACAAATCACAACGGTAAGAGCATTGCCGGTGTCTGAATCGAACAGACCATTTCCTTGCCCATCACCAGATAATAAAAACTATCTGGCGTCTGGAATTGAACCGGACTCAATGCCTTGCTCGTCAATGCTCTTACCTGTTGTGTGATCCGTAACGTGGATCAGTCGGCCTTTTAAGCCTCACGGGGCATTCTTTGCGCGGGATACGAGGCTCAACCGCGTTTACTGCCGTGACAGGAGGGGTTACTTGCCGTTCGCCTTCCTCAAAACACACCGGTTAGTACCGGAGCGGCCCGTTTCAAATCAAAATTTAAACTGGTAAGTGCCGGGGTTTTTAACCATGCCCGGCGCATGGTTTCCTCACTTTCCACAGTCAAAGGAAACTGATAAGTTGGTTATTCCACAGTCATGATAAGGAATGAAAATGGACAATCGGCCAACTCCTGACGGTCAAGTACCTTACCGACCATCCAACCCAAGGCCCCAACCACCACCACAGCAGTAAGAGGCTACAAATGACCCGAGACACTACTATTTTCCATATCCGCTATTCGTTCCATGTTGAAACAATGCATGCAACTTTCTACAACAGGCTGGATAGGTTACTAACATTTGCACAAATAATGCTCGGGTCTGCTATTTTTGCCACCTACGGCAATCTTGTTTTGTTCGGTGCTGCTGTTACTGCGATATCTGTTATTAGTCTTGTTTGGCAACCGGGTAAAGCAGCAGTTCTGTACGAAATTCAATCCAAAAAGATGAAAGAACTGATTACCAATCTCTCTAATTTTTCTGATTCCGAACTGCTTACTGCTTACTCGAAAGCGGAAGAAACTGACAACCCTACCCTTGGCCTTTTACGTGATGCTGCTCACAAAAGAGCGCTTATTGCACTAGACAGGTCTGATGAGTCTGCGGAGATCAAACTCAACTTTTTCGAAAAAATCACTGCATACCTCGCAGGTGACTTACCTAAACCGTAATTTTTAAAACCTCTCGCTGCGAATCATCCCGATCTTCATTCGCCTCGGGCGGCTACTTCGTGGGCGTCCTGCCTGTTCGCTGTTGATGAGATAAATATAAAATAACTTATTTTAAAAGGCAAGTTTAAAATATAAATAAACTTAGTTTTTGTTTGATAAAGCAACCCATGAGAGTTACTTAGAGATGAGGAGGGGTTTTTACAATTCGAACTGAACGCCTTTTACAACACCAATGATTTCGCAGGATTCAGTGATCGCGATACTGTCATACCTTGAATTTAGAGGGGTTAAGTAGCGATTCGGGCCATCGATAACTAATTTTTTAACTGTCATCACATTTTTAGGTTTTGAACCTGAGTTATCAGATATAACGGCAACAACGATTTTCCCGTTTTCTGGCTCTACTAAAGGGTCAACAACCACTGTCGACCCGCGTGGGATACTAGGGTTTCCATGCGGGTTAACCATCGTGTCATCGTCAATGATGAAACCGAATGATAGCGGGGATACATTGAGGAACGTGGTAGTTTTCTTTGCGCTAGCTGGCATTTCATTTGCTCCACTTGTGGTAAAAGCTTTTGCTTCTTCCCACGAGAGTAAAGGTATGAATTGCATGGCATTTTGTGTTGGCGCAACTGCCCCCGCCGTTTGACCATATAGTAAGTAGTTTTCTGTTGTACGAAGAGCCCTGGCTAATTTACTTAAAGCCATTCCCCCAGGTTGATTTAAGTCTTTCTCCCAATAACCGACGGTTACACCGGAGACACCAATAGCCTTGCCGAGCACTACTTGGGTGTAATTTTGTTCTTTTCTTAATTTCTTAATGCGCTGCCCAAGCGTATCCACGGTATTTCCCTTTGGTTGATATAGCTAACTTATTTTAGTTTTTATTGATGTAAATAAAATTATCCATTAATATCTAACTTAACTTATAAAAAGGAGGTCTTATGACTGTTGATGAGTTAACTGATTTTTTTGGTTCAAATAAAAAAGCCGCTGATTTTTATGGCGTAACACCTGAGGCCATTTCTATGTGGGGAAAGAGAAAAGGCCGCTTAATTCCAAAAGGGAGGGCAATTGAAGCGGATCATGGCACGCATGGCGCTTTGAAATACAACCCAGAACTCTACAAAAAGACTACGGCACCAGCGGCCTAAGTTAAACCACCAGATAGGAAGAAACATTGTGGATAACAAAGACTTTCCAACTCAGCCGGATATTAGCGACGCGATACACCAGCTGATCACTCAAACGCCTGGCAAGTATGACGCAATGGCTAAACAGTTATGTCCACTGTCCGGTACTGAGAATGCATTACGTAACCGCGTTCGTCAGCTAGCCGGGCAGGTGGTGCCATTTGGGATGGCCGTAGAGATGGAATCAATCTCTGGCCGTTCCGACATTACCGAAGCTATGTGTAAACGTGCTGGTGGTGTGTTCGTGAAATTGCCACAGGTTGATAAGACAGGTAATGAGGAGTTGCTTATCAAGTTTAACGAGCTGCTATCAGCCTTAGGTGATTTTGGACGTGCACATAATCAGTTCACAGCAGACGGTGTTTTAGATCGGGATGAGAGCAAGAGGCTGAAAGCTAAGGGGTATAGAGCACAGTCGATTATTGCAGAAATTATTGTTGTATCAGAGATGTTATGGGGTGACGCCTCCGTGTGCGGCACAGAGGCGTCGGGTGCATTAACTAAACGTGTGGAGTAATTAACGCATGAACATTGTAGCGGCTAAACGCTCATCCCTGCAACTACGTTGCTTGCCTGTTACTGGGAGAGAGTCATTTCGTTATGTGATGAGAATACCCGGTAGTTGGTTTCCTGTCACCCACAGCGCAGTTACTTATGTTGTGGATACATTTCAATTTTTGGCGCTACCAGCGCCAAAGGCTGGCTGATATGCCTCAACAAATTGAAAACCTTGATCGTTATTACAAAGATAAACGTGGTGTTCGTGTCCATGTGGTGCGTTATGACCGGGCAAAGGATGAAGTTATTTTTATCCGTGATGGTTATGAGCATGGCGAATGCAGCAAGCCAGCTGGACGTTTTAGAGAAGAATTTAAACGGGTGGATGTATGAGTCTTGACGCTATGCGCTGGGCCAAAAAAGTTAAAACGGGTCGCTCATCGGCTAAATCCGTGCTGACTTGGCTTGCTGACATGTGTGGAGCCGATCATTGTGCTTTTCCATCCATCGCGGCATTGGCTGAAGCTACTGAGTTAGATAAGAAAACGGTTCAATCAAGCCTCCAGCATTTGGTTGCTTTAGGCATGCTTGCCGATACGGGCGAACGCCGTGGACGCACAAAGCAAGTCATTGTTTATAAACTGATTGGCGTTGATGAAAGCATTGCCGATGTTGAACATACCCAAAAACGGGAACATTACCGGAAACGGGATCGTTTAAAGCAAGCCCCCATTGAAGTAAAGGCACCCAAAAACGGGAACATTACCAAAAACGGGATTGTTTCAACTGAGGTAACACACCCAATTTTGAACGGTAACACCCCCAAAAACGGGATACGGAATCTTTCAGGAATCGTTAAAGATCTAAAACCAATACCCCCTATAGCCCCCCAACCGACTGATCCGGAAGTGGAGCTGGTCACAACAGCGAGGGGGGTACTCCAATTTTTAAATCGTTTAACGAACGGTAAAACCACCCCAAGCCGTGAAACGTTGGCAGATATTCAGGCCCGCTTGCTGGATGAATATACCGAGGCTGAATTACTGCTGGTTATCGAATGGCGTGTTGCCGAGCTTCTTAACAATCCAAAGTGGGCGCGGTTGCTGACAGCATCGGAAATATTCAGGGCGGATAAATTCTCTGGCTTCCTGTTGGGCGCTAACGCTTGGGTTGCGGCTGACAGGCCGTTACTGGACACCTCAGTTACCGAGAATATTGATTTTGATGAGTCATTCAGGCGCTTACTCGGTAGCCGTAGTAGGCCAAAGAATGCGGCAGAAAAAGCGGCTCAGGCAGAAGCGGATAAAAATCATCTTGGCTCAATGCCGAATATTACAGCGGCGAAAATTCAGTGGCGGCCAATTCTGGCTAAGGCTTATGCCAAGTATGGCGCGGGGGCAATATGACCTATCAACTCAACATGGGGCGCTGTGAAGATGTACTGCTTTCTATGGCTGATAACTCGGTTGATTCAATCGTAACAGACCCGCCTTACGGCCTGAGTTTTATGGGAAACAAATGGGATTATCAGGTCCCTACAGTGGATCAGTGGGTTGAGTGCCTACGGGTATTAAAGCCGGGCGGCCACTTGCTGGCATTTGGTGGTTCGAGAACCTATCACCGCTTGGTTGTGAATATTGAAGATGCTGGTTTCGAAATACGTGATCAGCTTATGTGGATTTACGGCAGCGGTTTCCCTAAGTCAAAAAATCTCACTGGTGAAAATGCTGGGCTTGGTACCGCGTTGAAACCGGCTCATGAGCCAATAGTTATGGCCCGTAAACCGTTAGTTGGGACAGTGGAAGGGAATGTTAATCAGTTTGGTACCGGTGCATTACGAATTGATTTATGCCGGGTTCCGACAGATGAGCCTCTTTCTGGGGGCTCTGGTGCGCTGTTATCTCATGTTCGTGATGGTAAAGAGCCCGAAGGCACCGAGTGGCAACCAGAACAGTTAGGCCGCTGGCCAGCAAATATTATGCATGATGGAAGCGAAGAAGTGATCGCTGCTTTTCCTGATAGCAGAGGACAGCAAGGCGATCTGAAAACTACGGGAAACACCCGGCCTTCTCGAGTTTGCTACGGCGATATGAACGCACCCCGCGAACATGCAGCCCGCATTGAAACTAGCAAATCAGCCGCCCGATTCTTTTATTGTGCAAAGGTTAATAAAGCTGAGCGTGACGAAGGCATGGATCGCTTCACTAGCTTCTCCGCTACTGATATGACAGGCGGGCGCAAAGAGGGGAGCGCTGGATTGAATGATCCTCGAGCTGGTGCGGGCCGGTCTGGTGGTGCGAAAAATCCCCATCCAACAGTTAAACCGGTCGAGTTGATGCGTTATTTGTGCCGCCTGATAACCCCAGCGGCAGGGACAGTGCTAGATCCCTTCATGGGCTCAGGTTCGACGGGTAAGGCTGCATTGCTTGAGGGATACAGTTTTATTGGTATTGAGTTAGATCCAGAGCATTTGGTTACGGCTGCAGCCCGGATTGCTCACTCTGTAAAGGCAGGTGACGCATGATTTATGACACAAAGTTGCCATCAGGTATGTCACTGAGTAGATGCCCGTTCTGCGGTGGTCATGCTGAATTGTATGTTGATGGTGAGGGGATTTTTGCCGGTTGTAATACTGATGGCTGCTTAATCCACCCAATAACTCTCACATATGCGACAAAGCGCGATGCTGTTCGTGCGTGGAATTTTCGAGGGCTAGCCAATAACTCTGATCCCATTGTGGCAGTGTTTGGCAAATTAGTTGGGGTAGAGCGATGAAATTAACTCTCCCATTCCCACCATCAGTTAATGGCTATTGGCGCGCCCCAAACAAAGGACCGCTGGCTGGTCGTCACCTAATTAGTGTCGACGGTCGCAAATACCGCAGTGAAGCATTGGCTTGTGTGCTCGAGCAATTACGGCGGGTACCGAAAGCCATTACTGGACATGTAGCCGTAACTATTAATTTTTACCCACCAGATCGGCGCATAAGGGACATGGACAACTACCTGAAAGCACTTCTTGATGCCTTGACGCATGCCGGAGTGTGGGCAGACGACAGCCAGATAAAGCGGATGTTATTGGAGTGGATGCCTATGACTAAGGGCGGGAAGGTAGAAATACAGATCAGCGAGGTGCATGTATGAATACTTACGTAGGTGTTACCGCATCGGTTGTGACTATGAGCAGCCGTGAAATCGCTGTGCTGGTAAACAGCAAGCACGGTGATGTGAAACGCTCTGCAGAACGTTTATATGCTGGTGGTATTTTAACCGCGCCGTTGGCGCAGTTCGATTTTGAGCACAACGGAAACCAGTATTTTGAGTATCGGTTCAATAAACGCGATTCTTTGGTATTGGTTGCCAGGCTCTCACCTGAATTCACCGCTGCAGTAGTTGATCGCTGGCAAGAGCTGGAACAGAACCTGATCCCTCAAACTTTGCCAGAGGCATTACGCTTGGCTGCTAATTTGGCAGAAGAAAAGCAACAGCTTGAGAATCAGCTTTCTATTGCTGCGCCAAAAGTTGAGTTTGTCGATCGCTACGTTAAGGCCAATGGCTCAATGACCTTCCGGCAGGTTGCAAAGTTGCTGAATGCTAAAGAGCATGAATTTAACTGTTTCCTGCTAGATCAGCACATCATGTACCGCTTGAACGGCGCATTAACTCCTCGTCACCAGCATAGTGATTTAGGCCGATTTGAGGTTAAGACCGGCACTAATACCATCAATAATCATGCCTTCGCCCAATCCCGTTTTACACCGAAGGGCGTTAAATGGGTTGGTGGCTTATGGGCTGAGTATCTTGCAAAGAAAGGTGCCGCATGAGGGCATTATTAACCCCATTCATCCAGCAAGAACTTGGTGTTGTGATATTGACGCCAGGTGCAGATTTATTGCCGTATATGTCAGGCCGCTTGCTGGTGGCCACTGAGCCGGAGGAGTTTAAATCGCTTCCCGTTGGCGTGTTGCCGGTCGCCAATCAACAACTAGCCAATGATCCGCGACTGTTGCCCTTCTTTGAGCATGAGCGGGTTATTAATGCCGCTGGTGGGTCTCGAGTGCTGGAGGCATGGGTTAAGCAACTGAAAGAGTGCCAATGGCATGATCCGGATGATTCTCACGTTCAAAATCTCACGATATTGCGCTATGGCCAACGGTCGGTTCGTTTATGTTGGCATCATGATAATAAGCTGAGAGAGCATACACTTCCCCGATTGAACCAGCTGGCGACCAGCAATCTCATCACTTGGATAATCTCAACAGTCTGCAGTCATTTTCGGCTTCCGGATGGCCACCAGCTCACTATGCCGGAATTATGTTGGTGGGCTGTCGTTAATGAGGTTTCCGACTTGCTCCCCGACTCAATTGCTCGAGCAAGTTTGCGGATGCTACCAGCAGTGATGAAATCAGGGCCAACGAGGGAGAGTGATATCACTTGGACGCCAAACCCAACACAAATCATTGAAACCAAAGTAGAACAGGTTAAGAAGGTGTTGGCTCTGAAAATTGATGATGAGCCACCAGCCAGTTTTATGCGTATTCCAAAGCGGCAACGCTGGGAGAACAAGAAGTGGCTCAAGTGGGTTAAATCCCAGCAATGTTGTGGGTGCGGTAGTTCTGCTGACGACCCTCATCACATTATCGGTCACGGTCAGGGTGGTATGGGTACCAAGGCTCACGACCTATTCACCATCCCCTTATGCCGTCTTTGTCATGAGGCATTGCATGCCGATATGCATACGTGGGAAGCGGAACACGGTAGTCAGGTTGTGTTGTGGTTTCATTTTATGGATCGGTCTATATCGATCGGGGCAATGGCTTGATGGTCTTAATGTGTGGAGTAGAAAAATGAACCAGCAATATCTCCAGTATGTTCGAGGTGTATTGTCTGTTGCCCTTGCTGATATATGCGGAAACAGCAAGGGACAATTAGCGGCGTTCGATGGTGCGGCACTCGCGAGAACTACACGGTTCAAGCGCCAGCGGATTAGGAGTATTGAGGTTGATGGCCGCAGAGTTTGTCAAGAAACGGAGCCAGTGCGTTGCACAGAAACCCGCTCGAGTAAAAGCCAGGTTACCCCGATAGATCCGCTAACGTATTGCACTAGTGCATGGCGTAGGGCGGTATTCAAGTTAAAGCCTCATCAGGCTGCATGGATTCGCTATTGTTATTCGTACGATCTGACATTCGATTACCAGGTAGAGATATGCCGCTATATATGGAATGAGTATCAGCCGCAACTATTACAAAAGTCAGTCACAACAAAAGTACGCCGAAGAGTAGAAAGCCTTGTGTGGCTTGCGGTGCAGCAATCAGCGGGTATAGGCCGCTTGCTACATGGGAAAGAGTATTCATATTCAGAACTAGCAGGATTGGTGGGGGTTCAGCGTAATAACTGGACAATGCACTATGCGCCGCATTGGGAATCGCTATTAAGGCTGGTAGAAGCATTGGATGCGGACTCTTTGAATTGTGTTGTAAATCACAAGTCAGGAAGATAGCAACATTTAGCGACATGATACTTGCAAAAGTGAACAAAGTAAGCCATATTTAGAGCATATTTGATAAGTTGCTACTAGTTTAATTTATAACCTCGCTTCGGCGGGGTTTTTTTATGTCTACATTCGCCTGGGCATCACTGAATAACTGGTTCATATCCCAATCTATTCGGGCCGCTGCTGTAAACAGTGGTAGGTGCTCAGCCGAATGTGGTGAATGCTCATGCTAAAGAGCCGCAATACTGGAGATGAAGTGACCGTGCAGGCTGGCAAAACTCCAGCAGACGGCCTGCAAGGGAGAGTGTAAAACCACTCCCCGATACACGGAGTAGCGCAGTGAGAATCTGACATAGCTGAGATCAGCGCCGGCCACCACAGAAGTACATTTAAAGGTATGCGGTCAGCACATTGGTAGGTGTTGACGCCGGAACCGTAACCGGCTTCAAAAATGATAAGCCCCGACATAAGTCAGGGCTTTTTTGTTTGTGGAATGGGCGGCAGAAGAGTGCTAGTAACACTGCCTCTGCCATTCGCCTGTTGAGAAAGTCACAGGCGAACCAAGGCCCACCGCTTGTGTGCACAAAGCGATCTGAGCCTACCAAATAACGGTAGACTGATCTATGGGAAACACTGTTTATTTCAATAAGTTGAAAATTGTTAACGCTGATTCGCTACAATACATAAAAACTCTTCCTGATAACTATATCGACCTGATCGCAACAGATCCCCCATATTTCAGGGTTAAATCCTGCAAATGGGACAATCAATGGGAAAATGAGTCGGTATATCTTGCTTGGCTTGATGAGTTACTTTCTGAATTTTGGCGGGTTTTAAAGCCGTCAGGAAGCCTTTATATATTTTGCGGTTCTCGTTTGGCATCCGATACAGAAATTCTGGTTCGTGGTCGCTTCAATGTACTGAGTCATATTATTTGGGCTAAACCATCCGGCCCGTGGCGGCGAATGCATAAAGAAGATTTGCGGTCATACTTTCCTGCAACTGAAAGAATTATTTTTGCTGATCATTACGTTGGCCCTTTTATGCCAAAGGGCAGCACTTATGCGGCTAAATGCTCAGCCCTCAAACAGAATGTTTTTAAACCGTTGATTGATTATTTTCGGTTGGCTAGATCATCGCTTGGTGTGTCTGCAAAGGCTATAAATGAGGCTACTGGTCGGCAAATGTCGAGTCATTGGTTTAGTGAAAGCCAGTGGCAATTACCTAACGCCGAGCAATATGCCGTGCTGCAAAACCTGTTTAGTCGTATTGCCGCAGAGAAGCATCAACAGGGGATATTGAGCAAACCCCACCATGATCTGGTAGAGGAATATCAGATATTGAATAGGCAGTATTCAGAGTTAAGCCTCGAATATGAATCATTACGGCGACCATTCACTGTTACTGCTGATGTGCCATATACCGATGTTTGGACATTCCCTTCTGTTGCTTTTTATCCCGGCAAACATCCTTGTGAAAAACCAAGTGAAATGATGGAACACATCATCAGGTCAAGTAGTCGGGCTGGGGATGTGGTTGCTGATTTCTTTATGGGCTCCGGGGCAACCCTTAAAGCGGCTGTCAAGCTTGGAAGGGTAGGGATCGGGGTAGAGCTCGAAGAAGAGAGATTTAATCAGACAGTAGAAGAAATCAGATCATTACTTACTTAACCTCAACGCACGTAGTTGGGGTTTTTCTGTTTTAGCTCATCAGTCACCCAATAAACTCCACACACACTATCAACAGATGAGTAGTGGCTGCACTGGTGGGCTAAACCCCTCAACTACGCGCCCAACCCGCTAAGCGGGAGGGGGAGACTCATGAAAATGGAACAGCAAACCGGCAGTGTTTTTACTCAACTATTCGCTTGGTTGGCGGCTTTTTCCGCGACACTGGGCTTCACAACACAGGATTTTATTTACTTTGTGTTTGGGTTAATTGGCATTGTTCTTTCAGCTGCATCATTCATTTATGGTCGTGTTGATGCTAACCGAAAGCAGAGAGAAGAAGAGAAGCGCACTCAGCTTATCGAAAACTATTTAGTTGATTCGAAGAACAAACCTAGTGACAAACGTCCTGCTGCAGTAGAGGTAATCACTGAAGCATTAAAAAAAGTAGAGGCCGAGGTATAAATGACCGCAAAAGTTAAGACTGGCTTGGCTGGCGGCATTTGTTCCGTGGCTGCAATTATTTCTATCGTTCTTTCGATGGGTAACGTTCGAACAAGTGAACAGGGATTAGAACTGATAGGTAATGCTGAATCATGCCGCCGTGATCCGTATGTTTGTCCCGCAGGCATTATCACA